AGCAGGTGCATTAAGATTCTTTCATAATGTGTTAAGTTCATAGACATAGTTTATTCTCCTTTCTTTAATATGGTATTGTATCTTTTTTAGTTTTTTTGTCAAGTAAAGCTCTGACTTCCATAGCTTCTTCTTTTAAGCCGTGACGGAACAGAGTGTCGGCAAACGTGCTGACCTTTTCATAATCGGCTTCTCCCTCTGCATATTCTCCGTGCTTATTCATAGACGCAACACAACTATCAAATGCTTTCAACAGATTTTCTTTACTGTATCTGTCGTCTTGAATAGGTTGTGGTTTTTCTTCTTTGCCGTGTGTGTTGGTGGCATCCGCATCTTTTGTATCGTCAATGCAGAGCAGACCGTTCAGAGCATACTTACGAGCATAGGAAGAAGCGGCACCTGTGATTTGGCTTTCATCCATACCCTTTTTCGTTTCCTGTTCACGAGCTAGGGCGGAATTGCTAATGCCGTTCTCTCCGTCTGTGATAGTTGCTGTTGCTTTGATATAGTATCTATTGCCGACAAACACAAGCTCATCAGAGATATTCAGAAGAACACCCTGTTGGGCAAGCAACGGCTTAACTGCTTCCAAGATGTCTTCACAAGACCGATAGTTATAACCGCCAAAGTTATTCCTCTGGTTCTTTGGTGCTTTTAATTCGGATTGTATTTTGATAAGTTTTTGTACAAGTGTTTTCATTGTTTGTTTTCCTTTCATTACATTTCTTGTATTTCTTTTTGTTTAGCGTCATATTGCCATTGAGCTATGGTCGGATGTGCTTTGTGGAACTCATCCCATTCCATATACCAATCTTCATCGTCAACGCCCTTTACGATGAAATCTCTGCTGGCTTCGTATATACCGTCAGTCAACATATTCATATTCTCTATTTCGGTGCAAGTGTAAGTCATCTTAATCCCCCACATCATCAAAGTCTGGTTCGTATTCACAACCTGCATCATCCGGCAGGTCTGTTTCTTCTGCGTATGATTCAACAACCTCTTTCAGACAGTCTGTAAAGTTTATCTCTTTCATAAGCAACCACATAAAAGTTTCGGGTTTCATTTGAGCAAACTCTTGACGGAACTTGTCCGAATCGTGTTCATAATATTCCCAAGAGCCATCATACTCTTTGTTCTTTCTTATTTCAGACTTTTTGGCTTCCTCTGTCCACCAATAGTCTAGGTTGTCCAACATCTCATAGATAAGACCTTCAAATGCCTCTTTGAGCTGTGGTCTGTGTTTGAACTCTTTGTCCAAGTATTCTGTAAGTGTTTCTTTCATTGTTTAATCTCCTTTCAAGACGATTCGTTTTAACAACAATTACATTAAACCATTATTCTGTTTTAATGTCAATACTTTTTTTTAATTTTTTTCGTTTTCTTTTGTCGGGGTTGGTTTGACAGCCATTTTCAATGTATTCAATTACCCTGTCATACTCTTTTACAAAGCCGATGGATGCCGGTGCAACACCACATTCTATCTGGACAAGATAGTTAAAGCTATACCCAGTGAGTTTTGACATAAGGTTTAAGCTGATGAAATGTGCCTTCCGCTTTGCTCTGTATTCAGCTGATGTTTTCTTTTCTTCTTCTGTGGGTGTTCTACTTCCAAACATTGTAATCTCCTTAAAAATCAAAATCTTGTTTCTTGTCTGCGAACATCTTTGACGGTTCAATACTGTCAACAATAATTTCCGGTCTTGAACCTGTCTTGCCATCCTTTGTCCAAGTATTGACAGACAACCGACCTTTGATGTCCTTTAATTCTTTATCTGCTGTGGGCAATTCGCCATAGTATTTGCAATCAATAAAGCCATACTTTGCTTTGCCATCTTTGTCTTTGCCTGCATAGATACGCAAGCCGAACAGACTTATAGGTTTGCCACTAGATGTTTCGATTCGTTTTAAGTTATATATACCGCCTGTAATCTCTACATTATTCATTTTATCACCTTTCTTTTGTTAAACACATTATCAGTATAGTTATATTTTTTTCTATTGTCAACAACTTTTTTATAATAATTCAATATCAGTTCTAGGATTATCTTTGTCCACCTCGTATTTATCAAAGACGGGTATAAGGATGTTGGCATTGTCGTCTTCAATCCAACCGGCTTTTACCATACAATCACACAGCTGTTGTATGATGTTGATGTAATCAAATCTCCGTTTTGATTTGCGGTAGATTTTGAACACCACTTGTAAGGGGTATTGCTTGCCATAAGACAGGGCAAGCCACTCATTTTTCCTATCTTTTAGCTGATTTAAGAGTGCATCTCGTTCCGTCAGCACCTTTGCTTTTGGAATAAGTGCAAATCTCTGTCCGTGTTTGACGATTCGTTTGCCGTTTTTCAATGAATACAGTTCACCATATATTGTAATTGCCATAGTTATTTTCCCAATGTTTCTTTGACCATTTTTATTTTATCAAGTGTGAGCAGGTCAGCAACATCACGCTTGACAGCATTGTTCTTATGACCGACAGGAACAATACGGTATTTACCTGTAAGTGCATCCTGTGAGCAGACTATACCGATAGCCACTCTGTTTCTGCTAGGGGAATACACAACCAAATCTCCATACTTTACATTATTCGCCATAGGTTGTTTCCTCTCTGATAACCGCCTCTTTTAAGCTCATACCACGATACATATAGTTTGATATTCTCCTGTATTTTTTGGTCTTTGAGCCACCACAGAACACGTTTAATCTTTTTCTGCCGACAAATAGTTTCCTGTGTGGTCTGTCCTGTTTATAAGCAAATGCTTCTTCAAGGGATTTGCCACAATCCAACCTACGCCACACATTTTGATAAGACAATCCGTGTTCCTCACAGTATTTTTTAACGGTCTGTCCGTCTGGCATACGAAAACAGGTCATTTTACACCCCACTTTTTTAGATAATCCCAAGCTGGATACACGCCAACAAGAACACCATTTTCAATCTTTGATGCGGTTTCAAATCTTTTGTATCTTTTGATAACATCGTTTGCCTCGTTTAGTTGTTCCTGCAAGCGTTTCCACTCCTCACAACTAGGCACAGGTGCTAGGACTTCTTTTATATCTTTTGATTCGTATTCTTCGTATGGGTCATCATATAAAGAACCATCTTCGCAAAAAACAATGGCAGAACCATTATCAGTAAGCAAAACATAATACACACCACTTTCAAGTGTTCTCTCGCGCCATTGTTCTGTTAGTGTTTTAGTCATTATTCCTCCTTATGTTCAACCCTGATTAGACTATCTTTCCAAGAACCGTCAAAGGGAGCTATGTTAAAATTGTCTTTAAGACAAATCCCTCCACACCAACCTATCTTTGGTGTTCTAAAACTAGGTTCTTTCCAAAATGTTAACCAACCAAAAATCGGGTCATACGCAACATATTCTGCATTCATAATATCAGCATTTCTTTCCAAGAACTCATAAATCGTTATCTTTTTCATTTCAACGCCTCCATAATTTTCCACATTTGGTCGTAAGAACGATTTGCGGATAATTTCGTTGTCATCAAATTAATATCTACCGATTCTACAACGCCATTTTCTTTGAACACCAAAAAGTTTTTACCAAGTTCAAGCCATATTGAAGAGTGTATTTTACACCCAATCTTTAATGCCTTATGTTCAAGTTCTTCCCAAGTCATTGTTCCAAGTCCTCCCTTTTCAAACACGATACACCGCCGGCGTTCATCTCAAAGAAGCAGACAACCTGTTCATCATAGCATTTATAAACCCACATATCTTTGGCAAAAGCACCGTCTGTTTCGTAGTGAATACAGACAAAACCGAATATCATAAGGGCAACACCCCATTGTTCAAGTTTCAACAAAAAGTTCAATCGGCTGATTTGTTTGCTCAACTGGTAGCCACACCATCTGCGTTTCTTACCTGTCAGCGTTTGCTTTTTCTCGGCAAGATGAGCAATCTTTTGTTGTATGCGTTCAATTCGTTTCATTTTTATCTCCTTCCAATCGCACCGCCGATAATCATACCAGTCAATACGCCATTACTCAATGAATTACCCCTAGATTGTGCCTTGAATAACAGATATTCACACTCTTTCGTTCTGTTTTCCATATAAAAGCACTCTCTCAACTCTTTTTCTTGCGCCTCATCAAGCCAAAAACAAGCCCCCAAGAGTATCAAGCAAACAATTATAAAAATAATTACTGCTCGCACGCTTTCAAAAGTATCATACATCATTTTTTGTTCCTTTCATAAAACTTGGCAAACTGCTCAATGATAAAACGCTTGCCGATTCGTTTGCCATAAAACTTTCTCCGAATCCATTTCTGAATATCGTAGGCAAGCCCATCTCCATACAACTCAATCATCTGTTTTGTCTGTGGATGGTCAAGTTGGAATAGGTTAAAGTCATTGTCAATATATACCTCATCTTTATAAGCACTGCCAACACCACCCCATTGTTTCATAAAGTTATAAGCGGATGTTTGCTCAATCTTGCTTTCTTTTTCTGTATTATCTTTTTCTTTAACCTTATCTTGAATCTTATTCTTATTCTTATCTTTATCTTTATCTTTAATCTTGTTCTCTTTTGTTATACTATTGTTATCCAATTGATTATCAATTGTTATACAATTGTTATCCTTTTGTTCTCCCCAGTAGGTTCTAGCAACTTGGCTTCTTGCTTGGCAAGTAGATAAAAACTTTTCATACTGGAGTTGAAGGTCGGGCTTTATTGTCTGTTTCCAAAACACGCTGTCAATGTCCGTTTCGTTTGGAAAGTTTATTATGGCAAGTAGGATGTCCGCTTTTTCTTTGTCGTCAATGTAGGGGAGTGTGCCCGCCCAAGATGGTCTAATTGTTGGTTGAAATGTTGCTTGTTTGTATTTGCTCATCATTACCTTCACTTTCATATTCGTTTTTAGTTAGTTTCCAACATTTATTTTTGACAAGCGCAACAATCTCTGCCGGCATATCATACGCCTCGCAAAGTTCAAGTATCTGCTTGACAAGTTGGGAGTTTGTTTCCTTTACTATCATTTTCGTTTTCCCTTTCATTTCGTTGGCACGAATCGCCATTCATTGTTTAGTGTAAGACGATTCGTTTTGCCTGTCAATAGTTTATTTTACTTCCTCAATAGTGCCAATTTCCTCGTTGTATTCGTCTGGCGTTGTTTCGTCAACACACCGGCCGATGTCCTCAACACAATTTGTTTCAAGTAATTTGTCAAGATGTTTCCGGCTTTTCGCCTCAACCTCATAATATGCGTATTGTCTTAAATCAACAATCAATTCAATTCTAAACTTTTTCATTTTATTTTCCTTTCATTTCTCAAAATCTGCGCCAATAATGATTTCTTTTATTGTGTAATACTCGCCATTCGGCTTTTTGTCCGGTGTGATAGCATACAAGACAAAAAGACAAGCAAAGAGTAAGCAAAGTGTGAGGTTAAAAAGCGTTTTCATTTTTGCCCCCTTCATTTTCTGTAAGTTTTTTATTTTTTCTAACTTCGCAAAGCAATTTTTTGTCGCTTTCATACCAATTCTGCCAATTTCCAGACACATATAACATAAACTCGCTAAACCTAATACCTTGATACTCGTATTGCCAAAGCAAGTGCTTTATTCGTTGGACATAATACTTTTGTAAGTCCTCTGCCTTTGTTATTCCTTTGCTTTCCAAGTATTTTATTCTCTCTGCTCTTTCGTCAAACATTTTTTTTGTTCCTTTCAAGATTATTTTTTTTGTTTTTGTGGTGGGGGCTTTCGCCCCCCATCAACTAGTGTTCAATTCTAACAAAGAATTTCGTTCCTCTCGGAAGAAAGATACTAGAACCATACTCTGGGTATCCATACAATCCTATTTCGTTTTTCTTTGATGGATAATCTGCTTTTCCAACATCATAGTATTTTTTACCATCAGGTGTTTCGGCATATTTCCCTTTATATTTCGTGATATCATCATATCTCATAAATTCACTTTGAGAAACCTCTTTGTATTCAAGTTCAATCTCTTGCGTTCTTGTTTTCATTGTATTTTCCTTTCAATTTGGCAAGATTCGGCTTGCCTTCCGTCTCGGCTCTCGCCGTTTAACCTGCTAACAGAATCAGCAAGTTAAAAGGCGGGAGGGCATTATTCTGCCCTCGTTCCTTTACTTACCGCTTGCGATTCTTTCGTAGGCTTTCCCTGCGAGGTGGCAATATGTGGCAAACACTTGGTCGTCTGTGAATCTGTCCGCCTCTGCTTGCGTTTCCTCCAAAATCTCTTTTATTGCGTCGCGTTCATCCCAATAGTAGCAAGCAAAACAACCGCTTTCGGCCATTTTATGCCCTCTGTGGTAGTCTGTAGCGCCTCCTGCCGTCTGTCCGTCTTTAATGAGCGCGGTGGCGTCGCCGTCATAGTAAGATAAAAAGTGCTTTTTTGCGTTTTCAATCGCTTTTTTGTGTTCATTTTCAACATTTTTCTTTTTCCTTTCAAGTTTTCAATCGGACACCCTGCCCGACTTTCTGCCTAACATTATAGCATAGTGAATTATTATGTCAAGAACTTTTTTATATTATTTATATAATAAATAATATAACTTCCACCGAATAAAACTTTTTTATCTTTTTTACCCCCGAATCGATTCGTTTTAATCCCTACCACGATTCGTTTTGCGATTCGTTGGCGGTTTTTCAATACATTCAACCGATTCGTTTTTCGATTCGTTTTACACTTGCCGGATAAACACCTGCTACACGCGCGCGCGTTATACTCTCCGTTGGGTATAACCGCTTTACCCTACATAACGCCACCCGTAAAGCATTCAGCGAATCGCCACTATTGACAAGTAATCTTTTTGAACAAGTGTTTTTCTTATATAATTCTACAAGAAAGTTTGTTTTATGATGACTTGACTTGTGATTTTTAAGATTGACTATCTCTTTTTTCTGTCTGTCTGTCATACATACACGCGCGTAGTAGTAATACCTATAATACCAGTATGGGATGGGGTGTTTTTCGAACCCACCCCCCGAAAGTGCGCCGTTTCATTAGCGTTATCTCTTTCCTCTAGAAAATTCCGTTCGTGACGGGCCCTGTCGGTGGAAGCATAATAACATAGAAGAATTGAATAAGTCAAGATATAAAATAACACAATCGTAGATTGTGGTGTATATAGCGTTAAGGGTATAGAAATCCCTATGAGGAATTTGTTGTAATAATAGTATAGCTCTGTAAATCTTTTGGATTAAGTATCTGGTCGGCCTGTAATACTGTAAGAGCTGGAAATTGTCTTTAGGAAGACACCGGCGGTCGTGGAGGTCCACACTTACCCTATAAGAGCAATACTATCTACCCTATAGGGTTGGGGTTTTTCACCCAATCAGGTTTTCTTGTGATGCACCAAACATTTTGTAGGAAGTGCTACTACTTTTTCACACATTTTCAAATTGTACTTGACAATCTCACAAAAACAACCTACACTCTGGTTGTTTGGTGTTAAAGATAGGGTAGCAGAATATCGCTACCCTGTCAACAGAAAGGAGAAAAAAAATTATGGCCATCACCAGAATGTTTAAGAGAACTAACCTTTTCGGACTTGATTTTTATGTTGATTGGGTGGCAGAAACAGGAGAGTTTATTGCCATTAAAGAGGTACATAGCGGAAAGATTTTCGTCTATAGGGGCTTGAAAAACGAATCGGGCGAATCGGTTGAAGATATGTTCCGTAATGCTGTCGGTGCTTATAAACCGCAACCTGTTAAAGAAGGACCCAAACAAGAGAAAGTGGAAGAAAAAGTGGAAGTCGCACCTGCGGCTCTGGAAACAGAACAACCAAAGGAAGAACTGAATGCCAAAAAGACAAAAACAGGTAATAGAAAACTCAAAAAATGAGGTGACTGTCGTCTATGAAATAGGCAAGACCGTAGAAAATGGTGTTGATTTTATAGGCGATTTCTATTTGTTCAATCCTAAAGAATTGAAGTTTTTGGAAGAATTTGCCAAAGACCTTAATCCTGTCAGGGCTTGTAGGGATATGGGCTATAAAGAACCAGAACAAGCCGCTGAAAGATTTTTAAGTGTTGAACAAATAAAGGTGGAATGTAAGGCAATATATGATGCTCGGTTTAAGGCATTACGTCTGACACAAGAACAAGCAGCGGCTAAACATCTCACCTTGATGGAAAAAATAGAAAGTGATTACGATTCGTCTGACACCGAAACCAAAGCAAAGTTTGCTAATGCTTTGTCAAGATTTAGTGGTGATTATTTAAGGGCCGCCGGTCTGTTCGGTAAAGAAAGCAAACAAACACCAAATGTCGTAATCAACCTCAATATATCAGACAAAGATAAAGGAATCGTCATAGATGGCCACTCCGAGTAATGGTTATTCACTAGACTATAATGCTAGCAAGATAGGGAAACTATTCCACGCAAGCAAAGCGTTTGTTCGTGGTGTAATGGGGCCTGTCGGTTCTGGTAAATCTGTAATGTGCTGTATGGAAATATTTAATAAAGCCATTACTGCCACACCCTGCAAAGACGGAATAAGGAGAAGTCGTTGGCTCATTGTCCGTAATACCACACCACAGTTGGAAACTACCACCATTAAAACTTGGCTTGCTTGGTTTCCTGAACACGTCTTTGGCAAGATGAACCTTAAACCACCTATAAACCATAAGATTAGCTTTAATGATGTGGAATTAGAGGTTATATTTTTAGCTTTGGACCGACCTGAAGATGTTAAAAAGTTATTGTCTTTGGAATGTACAGGGATTTGGTTCAACGAAGCCAGAGAGATTTTGAAAGAGATTATTGACGCAGGTACAATGCGTGTCGGTCGTTATCCTAGCAAGAAAGATAAACCCGATGATGTGCCTGCCGAGCAGTTTCCGTCTTGGTATGGTGTGATTATGGACACAAACCCACCTGATGATACTCATTGGTGGTATAAATGTGCGGAAGAAGACGAATGGACACGAAATGAATTCGGTGTGCTTGTACCTAAAGAGCAATTTCCTGAAAATATGCGGTGGGAGTTTTGGAAACAGCCGAGTGGTCTGTCGCCAGAGGCGGAAAACATAGAGAATTTGCCGAGAGGATACTATGAACGAATCGCTTCGGGTAAAGATAAGGAATGGATAAACGTTTATGTTCACGGACATTACGGATTTATTCAAGACGGACAACCTGTTTATGTCCACGAATGGAACGATAACCTGCACGTTAAAGAAAATATACCTCTCAATCCATATCTTCCTGTCTATATCGGGCTTGACTTTGGTTTAACCCCCTGTGCAGTATTCGGTCAACGAGATAAGCGGTTATCGTGGAATGTTTTGAAGGAATTGATAACGGATGATATGTCGGTTCGTCAGTTTGCGAAGTTATTAAAGGCAACAATTTTGGAATTTTGTCCAAAAAATGACGTGTATATCTTTGGCGACCCGTCTGGTGCGTTCCGAAAAGATAGTGATGCCGATACATCTTTCCAAATTTTGAGAAGCGAGGGCTTGATAGCACGACCTGCACCTACAAATAACATCGTTCCACGTCTGGAAAGCGTCAGAGAACCACTAAAACGACTCGTAGATGGTAAGCCAGCATTTAACCTAGATAAAAGTTGTAATGTCTTGCGAAAAGGATTCAATGGTGGGTACAAATACAAGATAGTTTCTTACTCTGGTGAGGCGAGGTTGGCTATGGAACCGGACAAAAATCAGTACTCACATCCCCACGATGCTCTGCAATATATGATGATGGGCGGTGGAGAGTATAAGGTTGTGCGTGGACAGAATAGTAAACCATTGAGAACCTACACTATGAAGAATAATTGGAAGGTATTTTAATGCAAATCTATTATTGTTTCTGTGATGGCAAGCGAAAATGGATGCGGATATTCAAAAAGGGGTTTCGGCACGTCTTTGTTGCCCTACGTTTTGATAAGGTTTTTGTAATCCTTGAAGATAGTTTTGAGGGATTTTATCCTAATATATTGCTACCAGAAGATTTTTTTCGCTTTACAAAAGAAAATAATTGTTCTATTCTTATGATGGAAGGTAATAAGCCGACCAAAAAGCGGTTTGGTATCTGGTATTGGGCCCCGACCTGCGTCAATTTTTGTAAGACTGTGGGTAATCTGCGGACAAAAGCCCAGACTCCGCTACAATTATACAAGTATCTATTGAAGAAAGGCGCATTAAAATGGGTGGATACACAAAACAAATAACAGGGCAACAAGCTGCTAAAAGGCAACAAGCCGCCGCCGCTGCACAACAGGCAGAAATGGAAAAAGAAAAGAAAGCGGCACAGGCAGAAGCCGAAGAAATTGCACAAGAACAATCAAGAAAGTTTAGAAACAAACAGCGTAGGGGTATTCGTTCCCTCGTTGAGTCTGAAACAGGAACATTAGGATAGGAGAAATACAATGGGATTATTCAAAAAAATCAAACTTTCTAAACCGGAATCGCTTGCAAGACTTGCTTTAGCACCCGCAACAGGCGGTGCTTCTATGGTTTCCGATGCAAAGGGTATGGCTGGCGTTGCTCTTGCACCTGTGACAGGTGGTGCTTCTATGGCTTTGTTGCAAAAGGACAAAAAATCAAGCGGTAGTAATCTTGAGGAATTAGAAACGGAGAACAGACGGCTCACAAAAGAGTTGTCTTTAGCTCAAAGAAAGCAAAAAACAAGCGGTATCGCCTCTTTAATCGGCAGTTCTGACACATTAGGTTAGGAGATAGGGTAAAATGAAAGCAGAAGACATTATCAAGCGTTTTGATAAAAGCGTTGCATATCGGCAGAATTGGGAAAATCTATATTCTTCTGCTTACGAGCAGTTTATGCCACAACGTTCAAAGAATTTTAAGAGTACGACATCAGACGGACAGAACAATGACGGACAAGATGTCGTTTATGACTCTGCGCCTTTGGATGCTTTGAATAAGTTTGTGTCTAAATTGCAATCAAGTCTTGTTCCTGCACAGAAAAATTGGCTTAAATTAAAGGTGGGTACGTCTTTACAAGAGAATAAAGATAAACTTCAACCCGTATTAGACGATATTACACAGATTTTCTTCTCGGCTATCAGAAATTCTAACTTTGATGTGGAAGTTTCCGAGTCTTTTTATGATTTGGCGGTCGGTACTGCCTGTCTTATGATGCAAGAGGGAGATGTTATAACACCCTTTAAGTTCAAAACTGTGCCTTTGTCCGAATTGTATTTGGAAAAGGTTGGTAATGGACAGTATAATTCCATCTACCGCAAGCACAACGTTATTCCTATGTATGCTCAAAAGGTGTGGTCGGATGCCCGTATGACAAAAGATATGGCAGATGACGACAAAGAGCAGGAGTTTATTGAAGCGGTTATTCAAGAGAAGAACGTTTGGAAGTATTATGTCGTTTCTCGTAGAGATAAAGCCCTCGTTGTGGACAGAACATTGCGTTATAATCCATTTATTGTGTTTAGATGGTCGGTAATGCCGGGTGAAGTGTATGGTCGTGGACCTGTTTTGTTTGCTCTGCCTGATGCGAAGTCTTTGAACAAAACAAAAGAGCTGATTTTGAAAAATGCGTCTATGGCTGTGTCTGGTGCGTGGACTTGCGAAGATGATGGTGTGACAAACCCCGAAAATGTCCGCATACAACCGAACGCAATTATTCAAGTTTCGTCAAATGGTGGCTCAAATCGCGCGCCAACGCTGATGCCGTTGACATCTGGTGCGAGATTTGACATTGGCGATATGGTTATCAGCGACCTACGTCAGTCAATTTCCAACATTATGTTTGCAAATCCGTTAGGACCTGTTGACCAAGCGGTGAAAACAGCTACTGAGATTGAATATCGGCAGAAACAATATGCTGATGAGGTGGGTGCACCATTTGGTCGTTTGGAAACAGAGCTTATTAAGCCCATTGTGCAGACAGGTTTGACGATTTTGGATGGTTTAGGTAAAATAGACATCTCTGATTTTAAGGTGAACGAGGAACAAATTGCCGTTGATTTCTCTTCTCCGCTGTCTATTACACAGAATACGGAAGATGTGAACAAACTTATCAAGTTTATGGAAGTTATCAATGGTATTTTTGGTCCGCAAGTGGCTGCTATGATAATGAATGTTCAAGTTATTCCCGAATTGGCAACAAAGATGGGCGTTGATTTGAACAATATCAAGACTGCTGACGAGATAGAGCAGATGCAGGGACAAGCGGCACAAGCGGTTTCACAACAAATGCAGGGAGAAGAAGGTGCTGTTCAATAAAGACCAACAAGATAAGATAAGAATTATGTTCAAGACAGATGTAGGCAAGTCGCTTCTGTCTGACTTAAAAGCAATAATTGTCAAAGCAGACAATTATCCTGTCAATGCCCAAGACGGAATACTGTTTTCGGTGTTGATGAGCAGAGCAGAGGGCGAACTCTCTATGTTAAGACAACTTATTAAAATAGGAGAAAGTAATGACTGAACCCACAGAAACTACAACCGTTGATACGGCAGTTAGTGGCGAGAATATAGCCGAAAATGTTGCTGTTGCGCCCGAACAACAGCAGACTTATGATGACGGATTAGACGAATTCCGTCACGAAAACGGGAAAATCTTTGGAAAGTTTAACGACGCAAGAAGCGGTTTGCTTGCTTATAAGGAATTACAAAAGGAATTCACAAAAGCTCGGCAAGAAAACAAACCAGCACCTGAAAACTATGTGTTTGAACTTGACGAAGATGTGAAAGACAAGTTTTCTATTGACGAAAATTCAAAGGATTATCAGACATTTGTGCCTTTGATGAAAGAATTAAACCTGTCGCAAGAGAAAGCCAACAAACTTATCAACCAATATGCTCGTATGAAGATAGCGGAAGAAGAAGGTGTTGACTTTGAAGCTGAAATGAACAAGATTGGCGGTATCAATGGACCTGTTGTACAGGGACTTGTGACCTTTGCCAAGAAAAATCTAGACCAAGATGGCATTGATTGGCTGTCAAATAAGGTCAGAACGGCAGAAGATGCACAATATATGGATGCTTTGATTAAGAAAGCTCGTGGTGCTAACGTGTCTATACCCGAAATGAGCATACAAACACCTGCTGATATGGAAAAAACATCTCGTGACTATGCTGATGAGGCGTTTAAGTATCAGAAAGAACACGAAAGAACTATTGGCTACACGCCAGAACAGCAACAACACTATATGATGTTGATGCAAAAAGCGTCTGAAATGGCTTCTCAAAAAAAATAATTGACAAGCAAAAAAATGTTCTTTACAATATAGCCATCAAGTTATGAGGACAAGCGTTAGCCCCTTAATAATACGATTGCTTTAAGACTTAAAGAAAGTCTAGAACAGCCCCCGATGGGATAACTGGTCGCTATAGAGTGTCCCGTTATCAAATCGGGGCGTATTATTAAACTTAAACTAGGAGTAAAACTACTATGGCAACTCAACTGTCAAATAACCTGATTACGATTTTTGACTCCGAAGTCAAACATATCTATCAGGCCGAAGGTTTTACGTTAGATGGTACAGTTCGCAAGAAAACCGGCAACGCTAAAACTTTCAAATTCCCTGTTTATGGAACACTTCAAGCTGAAGAACACGTTCCCGGACAGGATGCTTTAATTCAAAATGCTACACAACGTCAAGCGACTGTTATTGCGCAGGACCGCCGTGTTGTGTCTGCAGTGGACAAATTTGAAAACTTACAAGTCAACTATGATGACCGTCAAGAAGCTGCTCGTGCGCAAGCTATGGCTATGGGCCGTGACAGCGACCAAATGATTATCAATGCTTTGGCTTCTTCCACCACGACAAACGCTGTGACGGAATCCGGCACCGATGGTCTGACTTTGGCTAAATTGAAGTTGGCTGTTGAAGCGTTGGAAGACAAAGAAATTGATTTGAGCCAATGCACATTCTTGGGTACTGTCAAACAGAAACAAGAATTGTTGGATGAAATCAAAGCCACGTCTGCTGACTATGTATCTTCTCGCCCGTTGGAAACCGGCAAATTTGACGGCTTCTTGGGTATTGGGAAGTTCATCTGGATTGGTAGCCGTATTGAAGGCGGTCTGCCGATTTCTTCCAGCAAGCGTAAAAACTTCCTGTGGCATCACGATGCTGTCGGTTTGGGCGAAGTGTTGAATGTCCAGACTCGTACCGATTGGGATGCGAAGTTAGGTGCTGACTTGGTTCAATCTTACTACTCTGCTGGTGCAGGCGAGATTGACCCGACAGGTATCGCTTACATTGAATGTTATGAATCATAAGGAGGCGTACTATGGCATTTGCAATGAGTAATCTGACCATTGTTAAAGATAACTTTGGTGGAAAATCTAAAGTGTGGTGCTATACCTCTGACGACAACTATGCCGCGTCTAACTATTTTGACCCGGTCATTGACAAGTTGGCGGTTGGCGACATTATTCTCGCTGGCAAAAAATCTTCCACGCAGTCTGTGGACATTTTGTTAGTGACTTCTGTCACCACACACGTTTCTGTCACGAAGACACCTGCTTCGTGATGAAGAAAAGGGGGATGGGATTTCCTGTCCCCCACCTTTAATATAGGAGAAAAAGATGGCGAATACGGCAATAGATTTATGTTCAAAGGCGTTATTGTTGATAGGTGCTAACGCCATTCAGTCTTTTGAGGATGGTAGTAGGGAATCCTCTGTATGTTCTTCTATTTATGATACTGTGAGAGATACGTTGCTTTCGAATCGGCTGTGGACATTCTCATTAG